CTTTGTCGCTGTCAAATTTAAAGCCGCCGCGATGTTTGGTGTCAGGCCTTGGTTGTCCATTGTGTACACACATGGGACAGTTCATGGTCAGCCAGCCCTGTGAACTGGGCCGCAAGGCGGGGAGATGGCTCTTTAGAAGATTCTCAATCAGACTCATATAGAGTGTATATTACACTCTAATCAGTATTTTGTCAAGTGAACCTGAGTTGCTAGGACTGTCGATACGGATGGTGCGTAGCCAACGAACACCGGCATAATAATTGTAGGGATCGATACCAGTGTAGCCAGCGAGGTCTAGGTTGGCCGTGGTGTAGTCTTGTGGCTTTAGGTTAGCCCAAAGTGTCGAGCCAGTGACCACTTCATCCAATGTGCCTTGGACCACTACCCTGCCGGAATAGTTGCTGGCATAAAGGGCCGCGGTAAACAGGGTGATGTCTTTGCGATAGTAACTGGGTCCATCTACCGCCGAACTGACCCAGACTCCATTGATCTGTGTCCACTCATCTACTTCGATGGTGGTCCTGGAAGTTGGGATCACGGAATCTTTGACTTCAACATCAAACACGGCCTGTTGGGCACGATTCCAAGTCAAAGCAGTTTCCAGGCCATTGCCGTCGACGAAGGTGGCACCCAATTGGTAGATGCCTTCGGGGATGGCCATCAAGTCTCTGGCAAACACAGTGAGCCGGCTCTGGCCATTTTCGGCCACGGTGGCCACGGCCCTGCGACGGAAAATCGTAGTACCGGTTGTTCGATCCCACATGGTGATGGTCAACTCTCTGTTGAGCAGACTCACTGGTCGACGGTCGGCACCTGATACTGTGAGTTCCAAAAGGTTGTCTACACCTTTGAACCAAATCACTCTACGATCAGTATAGGAAGCGACGTGCCTGGTAAGGCTGGGTCCGGTGCCGGCACCTGCGTAGTTGAGATTTGCTGTGGGTATGCTTGAGTTCAAATTTGCCATGGTGGTTTATTTAGCGTGAAACAGGGCAGGATCCAGAGACTAAATATCTCTGTAATATTATGGACAACAAAATAAGAGAATTTCTTGAAAATTTCCCCTTTATGTGCTTGGTCAGATACAGCGATCGCGAGTTGGTTGGCATAATCCAAAACAGCGATCAGAGTGTGGTGACCATGTATGTCTACAACCATCTCAAAACCGAAGAAGATAAACTGGCTTTTATCGAAGCCGGCGAAGAATGGTGGTGGGGATCAAACCGCGTGTTGCCTATCAATATCGTGCTCAAAGACACCATGAGGCGTTTTGGTTATGCATTACACACCTACAGCCTCAAGGATTTTGAAATGCTGTACGGGCAGATGACCAGCCTTACCAATGTTATTACCAAACGCACCAAACGCCGACAGATCAGCCTGATCAGGAAAATGGACTAACTGTAACCATAACTGATCTGTTCGCAGATCAGATTCATCTGTGCCACTATGGCCACAGCGTAGGCAGTACCGTGACTCTTTTTAAAGTAATATTCATCGCCAGCGGGCTTCGTCCAAACTTCACGCATGACACGATCCCAAGACTGCCCTACTAGGTAACGTTTGGCCGGTCTAATCATGGCCAGAACAGCGGCCAACTGTTCAATGCAGGTTGGCTTCATGGTGCGTAAAATGTCGCTGTGATTGCTGACATGGAACAAGAGACTGGTAAAGTCTGGTTGCTCAAGCAAGTCCCACAGGGGTTCTCTTGCGGCCAATTCCTCGAGATGCTGTTTGTTTTTCACCTGCTGATATAGTCCAACATTCAAGAGATCCACTTTGAAAAAGCCGGCCTGCTCTGCTTGTTGATAATCCAGGTCGCACCAACCCGTGTAAGGATCCACCGGGACGGGATGGAAATACACTCCAGTCTTGTGACGCTGGTGCTGGTGATCGGGAGAGATCTGTCGTGCCGGCACATGAGGTATCAACTTCAGCAGTTGTTCACGATCAGCGAAGTCAATGTCTACATCGGGTCTTTTTATCATTTGACCAGTTTCTTTTTTAGTAGTTCAATCATTTCTGTGTGTTGGCGTTTGAGTTCCAGCATCTCATTGTGTAATTTAGAAATCCGTTCCTCAAACTTATCGATTTTTTTCTCCAAAGATAACACGACCCGGTCTATTGAGACAGGAGATCGTTGATCCACCGCGTTTGTTCGTGATGTTTCTTTGTTGTTTTTATCCACCATTCTGTGTCTATGCTCCTAGCGACCACTTCTAATTGTCCAGGTTCCATTCTTTCGAGCATGGCCTGTGCTTGACTGGAAGAGTATAAAACCCAAGGACTAATCCTGCCCATGGCTATCATGTTCATCGCTGTCACAGCGGGTACACGATCAAAAAATTCCTGCCAGGGTATTTTATTTTCTTCGCTCCAAGCCTTGATTGATAGTAGTGTGCGTTCAACTGCCCTCTCTGCTGTTTCCTTTTTGCTGGACTCTTGTATGTACAAAGAGTAAGTTCCTGCTTTTTGCCAATCTTGCAACCTCACATTCATCTTAAACAACCACCGGATGAATTGATCAGAGTCAACTGGTTTCAGTTCAATCAAGTAGTTAGCGAAACGAACAAAGCCAACATAATCTGGACTGCGGATGAAATCCTCCATGGCCTTTGCTTTCTTGGTATGTGGACTCACATGATGCATGAAATCCAACCATACCTGGAAAGCGATACGGCTAGCAGGCTCATCCGAAATCATCCACCTTCGTTTTTTCTCGCACATGTGACTGGACAATGTGCGTTCTCTGGTAAATGACTTACTGCACCACCGGCACTGATAAATTGTATCCGTCATTATTTAAACAAGTCTTTGATTTTTTTATCTGCTATGTTCATAGACTCTGCAGACTCTTTGAACACGGTTTCGTCGTTGATTTCTCTGAACAGTTTTATTTCTTCTTCGCTGAACTGCGGGAACAGTTCAGTCAACCATTCAGTCAAACGATCTTTTTTCTGCCCACGCGGTGGCACGAATTCGTGCCTGAGTTTTTGTCCTAGCCCTACCAAGGACAATACCTGCCAACGCAGTTCTTCGTGTGCAGATGTAGTGGCCACGAAATCAATGTTGCTGAGATCATTCACCATCAACAAATAGTGTTCCTGCACATCTCTGCTGCCTTGTACTTGGCTGGCCCAACGCTGGCTCATATAGACATTCACAGCCTTGCGATCCTCATCAGACAGTTTTTCATAATAGTCTTTGCGTCTGAGATCCACTGCGGCCATGACCTGATCAATCGGCACCTGGTGTTTGGCTGATGCTGTTTCTGTTTTTTTCTTTGCTGGCATGACAATTATTTTAAAACCAAATCTTGTTTAGGTCAAGAACTTCAGGAACCTTGTTGCTTTCTTTTAGGAAAAATGCACAGGGTGGTTCCTGGCCGCCCTGCAGAGGCACAGCCAAGAGATGTCCAAACTTTAGTTTGGGCACATACCATTTTACTTCCTGATAGATGTTGACGATTTCTACCTTGTGCCATTCGGGTTTGTAGCCATTGATGGGATTGAAGATAAAGGTGCTGAAGCCGCGATCATTGAGACTCATGATGTTGATGACTTCGGGTTCTCCGTGGTCGGCCTCGCCAATGATCAGGCTCCAATCCAAGGGCATCTTGACTTCTTGGTTGCCGATACGCAACACAGCCGCTGGGCAGGAAAAACTTTCCAAGAATACCAAGGGCACAAACATGTAGTCCACTTCAGCGGGATTGCTGTAGTCTAACACTCCATAACGCAGATCTTCGTCGATCTCTTCTGGCAATCTGTCAAGATCGTAGGCGTAGTTGTCAACGGTCAATATATTCATCGGTATTTTACCTTTTGTGATTCGTAGGGATAGTTTGCTTCATCATAGAATTTTTTGCGTTTGACCAAATGTCGTTTGGCAAACTTGGCTGTGCTGGCTATGTCCCAGATCTGCACAAAGTCCTTGTCCTCGGCTTTCCTGATTCCTCGTCCAATACTCTGTATCACTCTGACAAAACTCTTGCCAGGTTCCACCAGCACCAAGTTGAAGATCCTGGGTATGTTGATGCCCACAGCGGCCACACCATAAGTGGCCACGATGATTTTGCTGGTGGCAGTGGCCACCTCGTCATATTCTTCTTTGCGATCCTTTGACTTCATGGCACCAGACACAAATACTGAATCTGGCAACATTTCTTCCAGCATGGTTCCGCATTTGACTCGATCTACCAATACTAGAGTATTGCCAGTGTCAGAGATGGCTGAAATAGTCTGTGCCAAGGTACGCATACGAGCCTCGTTGGTGGTGAGATAAGTGAGTTCCTCTTGGTAGGTATTGTAACTCACAGCATCATCAAACTGTAGCACTTTGACATGGCAATTGCTGAGCACTCCAATGTCTTGCAGTTCACTGGCCTGTAGTCTATGTAACACTTCACCAAGGCTGGCGATGAGACTGATGTATTCGTGTTCTTCTTTGGGCACAGTCCCTGTGAGTCCCCAACGCAAAGGCACATTGGCCAAGAGCCCGGTCAAGAGTTGTCGCAACACATCGGCCTTGGCTTGATGTACTTCGTCCACGATCACTGCCACCAAGTCGTCCGTGATCACCTCCGGGCCCAGTTCGCTGACTCCATCCCGGAAGCGTTTGATCAGGCTGTTGATGCTTTGCCAAGTGGCGATGGTATGTGTGTGCCCTAGGTCTTTTTCATCACCAAAGAACACACCCACATCTAGCCCGAGATTCACATAGTCAGCCTGTGTCTGCTTGACCAAGTCCTTGTTGGGCACGATGATCAAGGTACGACCATAGGGTTCACAGCACTTGCTCATGGCCGCTGTCATCAAAGTCTTGCCGGCACCTGTGGCGATCTCCTGCACTCCTTGTGTGCTGGACAAGAAGCGATTGATACATTCCACTTGGTAGTCTCTCAGCATGATGGGCTTGCCCGCGGCCACATGCCCCGGGGGCCATACTGTGTCAGCAAAGGTGCTTTCGGTAACTTCCTCAAACCGGAAATCATGCTGGGTTCTTTGGTCGTCTATTTCGATCTGCCAACCTTCTTCGTCCAGGATCGGCAACACACGATCCAACAAGTTTAGATAGGTACTGCCGGCAGTGGTAAAGAAACTGACCTTGCCATCCCAGCGGCCCAAGCGGAAAGCCGGCACATGGTAAGCATATGGTAACAGATATTTGAGTTTGGATTCGCAACGGCGTCGTGTGCTGGCATCAAGTTCATGGAACTTGACATTGACTTCGTCGCGTATTTCTAGTCTACAGATTCCTGGCATAGTATCTATAATAACACATCCACGGCCAAATATCAAATTTGATACAGCCATAATGTGTCGAGTGGTTGTGGGGACTAGATACTTAGTGCTAGACCATGGTTTTTTTGGACAACCTCGCCAAGATATTTTAGCCAAAAGAAAAGGTCCTTTCGGACCTTCCCCCCACCGCCCCTTCCCACGCGACTAGTCAGCGGGCCGGTGTAAACTGATTAGTGTTCACTGCAATTAATATAAGGACCAACTTGATGGCACTGAACACTTCTCGGTGACGACAGTGACGAATTGACATTTACAGTTGGTGCAGATGCAGATGCTCTTACTAGTTCTGCGGCCTTATTTTTTGCATCGCGCCATTCTTTTTGGATACATCTGTTCATCTCAGTAGTGTTATCCTTAATGCCGTATCCAGTTGAGCAAATTTCTTTAAAGTGTGCTCTTTGGGTTTCAATGCTGGCAGTATTAAACCAAGCCTGGCTACCTTTAAAACCTAATATACGTTCTCCTTTGACTCCTGTTGCACACCCTGTTACTGCTACTGCTAACAACCCAACTAGTAAAATCTTTTTCACTTTAGTCTCCTTATCGAAACAGGACTTATTGACATTGCCCGTTACGAACACGCCAGGGGTAACTTATTCGCCTCGCTTCATCACAGTGGTCTCTGCCAGGCGTTTCCACTTGTCGCCGGCACCAGTCATCTTCTTCAAGTCCGCGATCTTGATCACGGTGCGAAGGCTGAGTTCGCGGAGTCGATCTTTGTTGCTGTCAACGAAGTTGAAGATTTCCTGCTTTTCTGCATCTTCAAAGTCATAGTGGTCCAGCATACCGTCCATCATGATTTGCTTGATACGAAGCATCTTGTCACGGGTGGTGTCCAGGGTGAGATCCAGATAGTGGCAACGGCTTTCCAATGCACCCAAGTGATCTTTGAGTTTGGCAGAGCGAACATGCTCAAACTTGATGTTGGTGATGAAGATCGCAGAGCCCTTGAACTCGAAGCGATCTGGCACACCTTCCGAACGCAACATGCGGCTGTCAGTGTTCCAGCAGATGGTACGCTTCTTGGAACTGTCCAGAGCGGCTTTGAGGATGTTCAGGCTCAGGTCGTCCAGCAACACAGAGTCACAGTCGTCAAACACCAACACATCACCGGACTCGGCATAATTGTAGAGTTTGCAATATAAGCCAATGGCACTCATGGCACCTTTGACCACTTCAAATCTAGGGCGACGGCCACCAATCTTGTCAAACATGGCGGCCTTGTCCAACACTCGCTCCACGCCAAAACTCTTGCCCACTCCTGGGGGGCCCACAACGATCATGGCTCGCACGGTGCCATCAACTGCACCTTCGGTCATCTCTTCCAGGATATCGAAACGCTCACGGATACGTTCGATGGCTTGTTCGTCAGTTTCCTGCACTTTGACTTCCTTTCGCTTGGGTGTGTTGGTGTTGCTTTCGATGCTGTTGACGGCACAGTCAGCGGCACTGGCTGGCTCCACATCACGCATGGAGGCAACACGGATGCGGCACTCGCGTCCAGCAAATTCGCCCAGGGTGTCATCACCAAGCACAGTGACAT